CCTAACCAAAGAGGTTTATGTTGCCGTTCTTCACGGCTTTGAAGAGGGCTTCCGTGCCCTCTTTAATCGACCCATACGTCTTCTTGTCGGCGGTTCGAGCAGCACGAGACGCTCCAGTCCCAGCACGCCTTGGGCGTGAAGGGACATCGGGTGATGACTCGGAAACCTGAGCCTCAACCTCGGCAGCAGATGCGCCGGGGTTCTTCTCAAGGTACCGAGCAATCGCCTCTTCCTCGCGCTTTGCGAGCCACGTCGTGTACTGCTCTGCCACTCGATTCAAGTCCACATTTGGATCACGTTGTACGGCGCTGTAGAGAACCTGCTCAATGTCTCTCTTGAGGTTTTTGTCATACNCATTGGTGACATCGGCAACCTCCTGCCGAAGACGCACTCGCTCTGCATGGACCTCCTGCTGGTGCAGGCGGGCCTCCATCATGGTGATCTTGTCCTTAACCTCCTTCGGGAGGTCAGGACCACCATTCAGCAGCATATCGAGTTCGTCGGAGACATCAGCTTCTTTCTCTACCGGCTTGGCGTATTGCAGATTCCGCATTGCAGCAACCTCGTTGCGCATTGCCTCCATCTGCTGTTGGAACTGCTGAAGCTGCGCCTGAGCACCATCGGCTTCGCCGCGATACTTGTTGCGAGCTTCGAGCACGCTCTTAAACCGCTTATACGGGACGCGGTGACCCGGTGGTGAAGAGTCGTCCCCGTCAGAGCCGTCGTCTGACTGGGCCTCTATCTTCTCCTCGCTCTCGCCGGTTTTGGTCTCCGGCTCAGTCTGATCAGCCGGAACCCCCGGTGTATCATCCCTTGCCTCAACCACCTCTTCGGCTGCGGGTGCAGCCTCGACCTCTGGCTTTACGTCCTCAGTCACAGACGCGGGCTCACTCTGCTCAGAGAAACCAAGCTCCAGTTTTTCACTCAGTTCCCGTGATTGCTCTTCGCTTAACAAGCCCATCTCTAGCTCCTTTTAACGCCGTGGAATCTTGGCGGGGTTGACGCGCTGATGCGCGAGTTCGTTGCGAGAGATAATATCCAATGATTCTTCCTCACTAGATACCCACTCTTCCTCGAAGACCTTACCCGTTGCGTACTCGTATGCCAAGAGTTCGCGCAATGTGGTTGGTCTTGTTGACATTTTCTCCTCGCGGACGACATCAATCTGGCCCACGCCAGCCAACGCCAATGCCCAGGCAAACACCATGTCGTCGTGCTTTCCGCCGGACGCCTGGGGCTTACCCCCCTTGGCGTAGACGAATGTGTTCATCTCGGCCTTCATGCGGTCGTCGTTGACCACAAGNGAGTCTGTTGAGATNGCCTTGTGCAGGTTCGAGAGGATGACTGGGCGGGTGGCGACTGTGGTCACAAAGCCAAGCTCCTCCCTCCAGCGCTTGGCCATCTTATCGAACTTCGTGCGCCTGTAGAGGTTTGCGTAGCCCTCTCCGATAAGGTGCTCGATGATGCTTAGTCCGTAAGAGTTTGACTCCGCCACCACCAGAGCGTCCCACTTCTTGGCCTCCTCTAAAACTTTGGCAGAGAACTCGCTTGGCGAGACTCTGACGTAGTACGTGCTGACGCACTTCGGACTCTCCTTGTTCGTAATATCAAGGACACAAAACGAAGAAAAGTCCCCAGACGGCGAGCCCGAAGCAGTGTCCACCCCCATCGCATATACATGATACTTCTCCGGCTTGCCATACTCCCTGTACCCCGCAGTCGCCTTCGCGTGTGGATAAATCACATCAAAGTAGCGCTCACCTGAGGTAATGAANGCCACCTCTGCTGTGGCCGGGTACTCCTGGTGGAACGTCTGCCAGTTGCTCCCGCACTTGGTGCGGTATGTGTCGTATGCCCACCAGAGCTGCCTCTCCGTAAGCTCGTGCTCAACGCCATACGCGCGCCACTTGGACATGTCGCCCCGGAAGGACGATGGCTTGGTCGCAAGCGTGTACTCCTCAGACATCATCCAGGGCAGGAAGACCTTGCTGTAGCCGTTCTGGCCAACCCACAGCTGGTGGGCATGGTTCAGGCCGTTGGCGGTCGTCTCCATGACCACAACAGCGTCAGGAGTGGCCGTCTGGAAGACGGCTCTCACGGTCTCCTCGACATCTGCATAGAAGGCGAACTCAGAGCAGTGGAGGAAGTTGTAGGTGGTGCCACGTGCGCTTTGCGTGTTCGCCGTAAACACGCGTATCATTCCACCGTGGAAGAAAGACATCTCGCGCACATTCGACTTCTCGGTGGGAAACTGGAGCCACTTCGGAAGGTTGTCGTAGAAGCGCTTATAAATCTCGAAGATTTGCTCAGCAGACTCCCGGCTCTGAGCCATCACACCAACGCGAAAGTTGGGCCGGAAGTACGCATGCCAGAAGGCATACGCGGCGATGCCGGTGGTGCCGCCCATCTGCCTGGCCTTGAGGTCGAACACCCATGGATTGTCCTCGATGGCGAGGACAAGCCGCTCCTGGGCAGCGTTAGGCTTGAACGTGATGATCTTCGCGTTCTTGTCAACGATCTTTAGGTGTCGGCAGAAGTACCCGAAGTCTGACGCGCAACGCCTAAGCTCTTCCTCAGTTGACTTGCTCTTCCTTGCCACTCGGATTTATCTCCTCGCGGACCTCGTTCAGAATGTCGCGCAAGCGGTCGAGAACGACAGCATCGCTGTCCTCTTTGATCTTCTCGGTGCGGACCTCGACAAACACGGTGTCCGCCTTCGTCTTCGCAAGCTGCGCCCTCTGCTGCTCTCGCTGGATTTCGTTGTCCATCTCGGGCCTATCGTTCCACTTGTAGCGCTTCTGGAGCAAGAACATCGCAGCGCGCCAGTTGTGGTTCTTCGTGGCCTCGTCGATAACAATCTTGGCGAAGATTGACTCGCCAGCACCCTCTGACCTGCCAATCTCATGGCAGAACCAGGGGTAGAGGGTGTGCGTCAGGTTGGTCTGCCCCTTGCGCACCCACCCCTCAACAGTAGCGGGGGAGATACCCGCCATCGATGCCGCCGACTGGCGGCTGTGGCCGCCCTCAAGAGCCTCCAAGACCTTCAACATCCTCTTCTTCAGCCTGCGCTCGTGCGGGGTAAGGATGATGTCTTGTGGCTCAGGCATCGATAAACCTCTTCTTGTAGCGATGTCGCTTCTTGCGATCCGTCTCCTCAAGCATACACACGTGCATGCACTCGAAGAAGCGGACGGCATCTTTGGCGAAAAGCTCAAGGCCCCCTATCTCGGCATCTTCTTGGATGTCGTTCGCCTGCATGCGCTCCAACATGTTGACCACAATCTGCCTGCACGCCCGGTGCTTCGGGCGGAGTGCCGCATCATGGTAGCCAGACAGCATGTCGATAAGGCCCATCAATTCCATGCCAATGAGCCTGAACGCGGACACAAGCGCCTGCTCAATGGGCATCTCACCGTGCCCGTAATACGCAACATCGAGAGCCTGCTTGCTGCTTGAGAGGCACTCAGCAAGGAGGCCCTCAACAACCGTAGCCTTGGCGATGCCGCCGGACCGGGCGCCCTCATCGTAAACAACGATATCCTTCGAGGCTATCTTGTGGGCGGGGCCGAGCGAGCCACCCTCGGGGGCGAACACACTCACTTTGAGAACCTCTTCAGGCGTGGGCCGAAGTAGCGCGGACCGCTTGTGCGGGCGGAGTCCTTGGACATGCGCAGCATCGCGACGATGACGGAGCGCTCATCGGAGAATCCGCCGCTCTTCGTAACCCTCTCAATAAACCGAACAAGGTCCTTACCCAGGTCCATCTTGCGCAGCGTGGCAACAACCTCTGTGGCGCCAGCAGGCCGGGCAGCCTTGACCTCCGCAACGGCCGACTGGAGCATCCCCTTCTCGGAGTCTCCCACAAGCTTCTTGCGCTTGGACTTCCTAACAGGGGCCTTGTTAGCAGGGGTCTTCTTCTCAGCCATCACTCGTCCTCCATCCAGTTCCAGGCATGGCAGCAGGCCAACCCAATCAGCAGCGCTGCTCGCCTATCATCATTCTTAGCCAGATGAGCCAGCGGTAACGCTGGACAATGTCTGGGTTTTGATAACGTATTACACATGTCACGCTGTGCCGCAACTGCGCGGGACCTTGGCTGGGTTGGCAGTCCGAGCACCACTCGCCACTGCGTAGGCGACACCTCGACATACGGAATGTCCTCGTACCAGGCGCTGGTAGCGAAGCGCTCACGCACCCTGGCTAGGCCAAGTGAGGCTGCGGCATTGACGCCCACATACCCGCCGCCCTCCATGACCACGAGGTCCACATCGAGCATGGTGCCGCTCACAGCCAGATAATCAGAGTGGTCGATGTCTCTGAAGTCGACAGGCTCAATACCCTCCCAGACAACCACCGCAGTGGGCTTCTTGCCACTCGCCGGGTCGATACTCACCCACCGACTCGGTGCTCGATGGGCAGGGGGCGGACACGGGGGAAACACGCTCTTTGACTTAGCCACGGTACTTGGCTCCAAGATGTAACGGGTTAAAATAACCTACCTACAGTTATTGGGCTGTAACTAGGCGGAATGAGGGGGATTAAAATAACCTACCTACAGTTACCCGGTAACCTACCCACGGTTATCTGGCGGCACCGTGTCTTGCAAGCTGCAAGAACGTCTTTGCAAGCTGCAAGTTTAGTCTTCGCTAGCCACGGTACTT